CCGCACCGCTTCGCGCACGACGTCCGCGACACTCACGGTGTAGGCATCCGCTTCACTCTTCGTCAGCGGCACATGCGTCACGGTGCGCACGTCAGACGTCGCAGACTGCATCGTCTTCATGGCAGCGGCGTTCGCCATATCCGTTTCCGCATGCGGCGCATCCGACGTCACATCCGATTCTGACGTCGCATCCGAACTCGATTCCGACTCTGAATCCGACTCTGAATCCGAACTCGATTCCGACTCTGAATCCGACTCTGAATCCGACTCTGAATCCGACTCTGAATTAGACTCTGAATCCGACTTTGAATTAGACTCTGAGTCCGACTCTGAATCCGACTCTGAATTAGACTCTGAGTCCGACTCTGAATTAGACTCTGAATCCGACGACTTCGCCGTCGGCGACTGGCCAGTCGTTTCGTCAGAAGACGGCTTCGACGACTGCGATCCCGACTCAGGATTCTGCTTCTTCTGTTCAGACTTGGCAGCGCCGTACAGTTCCTTGGCCAGCGCAATGACGTCACCCATCGTACGCGTGGCGTCGACCTTCGCGAGAATCGCACGTTCATCATCCGTGAACGGTACCGTCACGTGCGCACCAATCTTGTAATGGATGTTAATGCGGTCAATGAAGCTGTATTCCGCAACCGGCTTCGTCAACTGAAACAGCGGGCCGTGTTCGAAGAAGTCACGGTAGCCGCGCTGAAACGCACCCTGCATGCCAGGAAACGCATCCTTGATGCGGCGCTCAATGCGCACATCCTCAAGCACGTTAATGAAGGTATGCAAACCGGGAGCGGCTTTGCAATCGTCAATAAACGACAAATCGTCGCTATACAACGCGTGACCGACTTCATGACCAATCAGGAGGTCATACTGATCGAGCGTCACATTGTCCCACAGCGGGAGCCGTAACACGCGAGTCTCGACGTCAAAGGAAGCTGTCTCGTATGCACCATGTTCGACGGTGATATTCTCACGCGCCATGAGACGCGCAAGGCCACGCTTCTGATCATCCAACTGCACATGTTTTGACCAGTTCGTGGGAGAGGAGGAGTGATTCATCATCATTGATACGTATAGTATATTCCGAAACCGGCATCCCTGTCAAACCGGGGATATCCGTAACCCCTGCATTTTCAACGACTTACGGGGTATTTTAGTATGCAAACTTTCTATACTCTCCCGACCAGTATGCGTGTGACGCATACATCCCCGTAAATGCTTGTATTTCAAGCACTTACGGGAGAGCGGTTAGTCGTCATCCTCATCGGGTTCCTCGACCGCATGGTGGAATCCAATCGCATTCGTCCCGGTGGACGACCCGGGCGCTGTCGCATCGGTATCCGTGTGCGGCGCACACCCGCAATCACTCACCGCTTCGAGAATCCCATGCTGCAGCACCGTCAAACGGTGCATCAGGTACTGCTGCGTGAGCCGTGCGACATACGCCAGCAAGCATGTCCACGCGAGCGTATTGATCTGCGAGGCCACGAGATCGTAGAGTTTCAGTGTTTCTGGTGTCAGATGCATGTGGGGATCCCTTTCGATTAGAAGTTCACCGGGGCAGCAATGACGCGAGGATCGTCACTGACGGACGTGGCCGCCGCACCCGCTGCGCTCGGCGACAACTTGGCATACAGATCCAAGAACTTCGCTTGCACCGACTTGTCGAAGCGGTTCAAGCAGAGCGCCAGCACCTTCGATTCATCACCGAAAATCTGATACGTGCGCATGATGTGGCACAGACGGCGCGTCGAGATGACATCCTCGATACCCCCTTCGTTGAACGTCGCACGAATCGCGTCTGCCCACTTCGTGAGCGTATCCGCAAACGTCAGGACACCATCCGTTACGACACCGCCATACGACTCGTACGTCTTCGTGAGAATCTTCTTCTCCACAGCGGCGCCCGGATATTCCTGCTCGATTGTCATCGGAAACCGTTCGAGAAACGCTTCATTGAGCGGGCCGGTCCCGATATACTTGCCATCGTCAGACCCGCGACCCTTCGTGTTGGCGGTCGCGACGACGGTGAACCCCGGCGCAGGCGCAATCGTGATGCCGAGCGGCTTGATCACCATCGGCTTGCCTTCCATCAGCGACTGCAAGCAGAGAATCTTCGGCCCCGCAAGATCGATTTCGTCGAGCAGGAGCACCGCACCGCGAATCATACCCTGTACGACAGGGCCAAACTCAAACACGGTATTGCCGTTCTTGAGACGGAATCCACCGATCAGCGCATCCTCATCCGTCTCAGCCGTCACGTTCACGCGCAAAAACTCGCGGTTCGCCGCCGCGCACGCCTGTTCGACTTGCAGCGTCTTGCCGTTTCCGGAATGTCCGGTGATGAAGATCGGGCAGAAGACGCGAGACGAGACAATCCGATGCACGACGTCATACTGACCGAAGGGCACAAACTCGCGCAGCTTGGCAGGCACCTTCACCAGTGCACTGTCACCCGTCGCGAGTTCTCGCAGTAATGCGGTAATCTCCGACTTCGAACTCGCGGCACTCGCCGTCAGTGACAGACTTGACGCGTTGTCAGTACTCGCGACCAGCGATTCCACATCGACCGCAGGAACCACCACAGGAGCGGCTTTCGGCCCTTTTGCGGGCTTTGCCGTCTTGACTGCGACGACAGGTGCGGAAACCGGCGCGGAGCCGTCTGCAAACGCCGGGAAGGTGTACGCGACGACGGTACGACCTGACTTGAGGGGTTCGACTGTCAATCCCTCTTTGCGACGAATGTCGCCGATATAGGTCGGCAACCGATACGCGGTATCACCCAAACCCGCAATCAACGCGGGATCGTCACACCGCACCATACCGTTGTTTTGACGCGCAATCTCAAGAATCACTGCATACCGAGCATTTTTCATACCTAAAGTGTACTCCCTTTCAAACAATCTGTCAAATGTTGGGTGTCTGTAAGTGCTTGATTATCAACGACTTACAGACGAGTTTGGGATGCGAACATTCTATGGCTCGCATCCGAACCATGCGCACATGGCATCGATGCGCGTTACCACGACACCGCATCCCATGCAGCGACGGCCTCTGCGTCTTCGTTCTCCATCCGCACATGGTGCAGATCGCGAGACAGCCGAGCCGCGAGATTCTCCGCAAGCACGATGTTCGTATTCGCAGTGTACATCTCGTTGTGCACTAGTTCCAGCAGGAACGTCAGTTCGTCTTCCGTGAGATGCAACGTGCCAGTCATGTCGTTACTCATAGGTATAGTGTATGCGAAACCCGCGAACCTGTCAAATCAGGGGTATCTGTAAGTGCTTGATTTTCAAGGAGTTACAGGAAGTTTTGACATGCAAAGATTGTATGCCATCGTCGAGCACCATGCGCACCATGCATACGATTCCCGTATGTGCGTGATGTGCAACGCGTTACGGGTCTGTGCGACGGGGAATCACCCGCGGCACACCGGCCCTAATCCGAGCGCAATGCTTTCCGCATCCCGGAGCAACTTCCCGCACTTTCCGCAGCGACCGGTATGCGCGAGACGATAGCCCGCAGGCACCGTCGCCCGTGCATGGATGAGATCCAGCGACCACTGCGCGATGGCAATCGCTCGCGCACCCGCCGGCGACTGCCAGTAGGCTTCCACCAGGTCGCAGTAGGCTTCCACCTTTGACGTCGCGAGAATCTTGCGCCGCTGCGCATCGAGTTTTCCGACAAACATCCACGGCGCGTTATTGTGTCGCAGCGAGACAAAGAACGTTTCCGCGTACGGCTGGCCGGTGTAGGGATTCACGTTCCCCGCCTTCGACCGACTCAACTTGACAGTGACGGATTCCCCTTTCGGGTTCTCGATCACGTACGACGCACGACCTGCAAACGCAAACGCTGTGGTAATCATCTCTCTCGACTCCTCTATGGTTCTCTTAGCGCAAATACTCGGGGCCCGTCCACTGCGCACGATACGACGACGGTTCCAGCACATTCCCACGCGCCGCGTTCATTGCGGGCGCTTTCCACGTCGCGGGCTTCAGCAAGTCACCAGTGCGAAACTTTGGATGCGTGAGCACCACAAACGCATGGCACGACCGACTCGACTCGCCATCGAACTGGCGCCAGATGCGGATGAACTTCCGACCGGGATCGAGTATAAACCGAATCTGCCGCATGGAAGCATACGACATGCGCGTGTAATCCGCTTCACACGCGGCGAGGTACTGATCAATCGCCGTTTTGAGTTCAAATGTCATATTCGTCATAATATTCGTCATATTCCATCCCCTCACCGTCATAACTCGGCTCCTCACGATACCCCACAAACGTCAATCCATGCTCCGCGCATGTGGCCCGCGCGGCGTCATCCAAATACATGCGCAGTCTGCGCCGGGCGATGTTCTTGCGTCCCGGTTCTCGGGTCGCGACGTCGATATCCTGTGCAATCCCGTGCTTATTGACACCGACGGCCACCGCTTCACAACTCCACCACCACTCTACGTTTGAACGATACATCTTTCTCTGCTCCTCTACTGCATCCGCTGTAAGTGGCGGTACTTGCACTGATACTGTGACAATCGCTCCAGTGACGACACGCGAGGGCCATCCGAGGGTGGCAGCGCATTCGCGACGCGCACGATGCGACCGGTCAGGTTATGACCGCGCTTCATGTTGAGCAGCTTTGTCGGTCGATACGCGGGGCGCTTCGACGGCGCACACCGCACGATGCGCCCACCACGGGCAAGAAATGCGCTCACGGTTTCCGTCTGCATGTTTAGCGCAGCCACAGATCACACGCCTTGAGAAACCGAGTGGCATTGAAACGCGGATTCATCGTGACACCCGCATGCGCGAACTGCATGACGGTGGATTCCCACTGCCGCATAGCGACAGTGTTCGACGCGTCAGGCTTCGTGGATTTGAAGAGGTGTGCAATCAGCACAAAATGTTTACGAGTCATCATCTGCATACAGTATAGGAGATTCTGCCAGCAGTGTCAAATCGAGGATGCGTGTAAGTGCTTGATTATCAAGGGGTTACAGGAGGGTTTGGGATGCAAAGATTGTATGAATGTCTGCCGCAGGATGCGCTGCATGCATGCGATTCCCGTATGTGCTTGATTGTCAACGAGTTACGGGCATCTGTTCCCGAGCGGGTCGTGCGTCGGATTGTGTGAAATCGAACGTCCGACGGTTGGTAAACAGTGCTGTTTCACGCACACCAAACGTCTGCCCGATCAAGGTCCCGGCCGCACATGGAAGTTCTCGCACCTGATCGGTGTAGGTACGACGGGAGAATCGACGCGTGACGAGAGGCGCGGACACCAGATCCTCTTTCCATGCGACGGCGCACGTCGTGACCGAGCGATTGAACCAGACCATGCCAAACTGCGGAAACCGCAAGTACTTCTCTTTTCGTGCGAGAAAACTGAGACACCGCCAATGCGCGGGCCAATCCGCTTGCCATATCATACAGCGTTCGACGTCAAACGCACAGACCAGCGCACGGGAGCGGGGGTCGAAGACGCCGATATCGACGCCGGTCTTTCCATACGGTTTGATGCGGATCTCGCGCTGCTGCGGATTCGGAAAGACGTGTGCATGCAGAAGAGACACGAATCGGCGCAGTTCGATCGCATCATCATAATGATCCACTCTGTCCTCTGACGTGGCATACTGACGAATATGTGCTGACGTAATGGTGCGTGAGGGCATTAGACGGTCGCTCCGTCAAACACGATCACCACACTGGGAAAGGGTGCCGGGTTCATGGATGTTCCTCGCGCATCACGAAACTTCAATCGTCCACGGAGGAACTGCCCCTGTATGCCATGCTGCCAGGTGTGCGCGGCGGTATTCCAAATGTAGTCATGCCAATACGCGGTATCCGTACGACTTGGAATCAGCATCACCGTGGTGACGCGCTGTTCGAGTTGTTCGAGGCGCGCTTTGCGCGTGAAGTCTTTGACGCGAGAATACGGCGGGTTCAACCAACACGTTTCTCCCGCCCATGAGACGGCTAACGCGTCTGTACTCAACCGCGAGTCAGGCCCCCACCAGCGCGGCAGCAGCGTCATCTGTGCATTCGCGGCCGCGTCGATGGTGAACCCATAGCGCGTATGATAATGCTGAAAGACGGCTGCGGGGGTGCCCCACAGATCACTGGCTTTACTGAAGAGCGGTGTCAAGGTTGATGACATGTTACCACGTCTCCGAGATCGAGTTCGGCACCGGTGTCGTCAGTGACACGTCATCATGCCATCGTGCATACCGGAGATAGCTGTCCGACTGAAAGATGTTGCCATACACCGCAGACGTCCGCAGTGTGCGCACACCCGCATAGCGTAAGAGATCTCCCGCCCGCAACCGCATGCGTGGATGATCGTGGCGCACCAGACAGGAATGCACCGAGCGCGTATATGCGTCGTCGCTGTGCCGCATCACGCGCAGCACATAGTGCAACAACGTACCATGACGCAGCACGAACACACAGTGCCGATGGGCGCGAGGGATATTCTGAAAATCCTGAACAATATGATAATCCCGTTCAAGAAAGCGCAGGTAATCGCCACAGGCCTCATCGAATATCTGTGCAGGTGTGATCGTCATCGATGTGTTCGGTGTCCTGTTCTTCATGATAGTTGGCGCGATCTTGTGTATCGGTATAACTCTCCCGATCTTGCCCAGACGCATCGACAAGACAGCCATCACACCACGCATACGTGATGGTCGTCGTCGCAGGTCGCGTGGGAAGTGCAGACGAGAAGTTGGCACTTTCCAGACGCACCCCGTGTGCCGTCGTCAATACGCGGTCGCAGTTCGAGCAGCGAGTGATGATCATATTCTCTCTTCTTCTTTTACAGCGTCACCTGGCGGTTGCCCAGACAGATGATCGCACCCGTCAGATTCACCTTCGTCAGATTCGCACCCCACAGATTCACCTTCGTCAGATTCGCGCCCCGCAGATTCGCATTCGTCAGATTCGCGCCCAGCAGATCCGCATTCGTCAGATTCGCGCCCAGCAGATTCGCACTCCGCAGATCCGCACCCCACAGATCCGCATTCGTCAGATCCGCACTCCGCAGATCCGCACCCCACAGATCCGCATTCGTCAGATTCGCGCCCCGCAGATTCGCATTCGTCAGATTCGCGCCCAGCAGATCCGCATTCGTCAGATTCGCGCCCAGCAGATTCGCACTCCGCAGATCCGCATTCGTCAGATTCGCGGCCGTCAGATCCGCACCTGCCAGAGTCGCACCTGCCAGAGTCGCACCTGCCAGATCCGCTCCCGCCTTGACGGCTGCTCCGATGCTGTCATACTGATCCGTAATTACCGTACCGTTCTTATGATAAATGGTCATGGGTTCTCTCTCTCTCCTCTATGCCAACGACACGAGTTGATTACCGAGAAACGTCCACGCACCCGTCAGAGTCGCACCCAACAGATTCGCACCTGCCAGATTCGCACGGGTCAGAACCGCATCCGTCAGAACCGCACGATACAGATGTGCTGACGCCAGATTCGCACCCCACAGATTCGCACCCAACAGATTCGCATACGACAGATCCGCACCCGTCAGATCCGCACCCGTCAGATTCGCACCCGTCAGATTCGCATACGACAGATTCGCACCCGTCAGATTCGCATACGACAGATTCGCACCCGTCAGATCCGCACCCGTCAGATTCGCACCCGTCAGATTCGCATCCGACAGATTCGCATACGACAGATCCACGCCGGCATGAACCGCGTCAGCGACCGATGCATACTGGTCAGTAATGACCGACCCGTTGCGATGTGTGATAAACATACTCTCACCCTCTCCTTATGCTCTCTGCGGCAGTTCCCCGCTCACCATGCCACCGTGGATGTTGATGAACTCATCCACGCAGTCGAACGGCATGTAGCCGTAGACTGTCTCGGTCAGTGCGTCGAGGTCTTCCGCATACTCGCGCCACGACGCGGGCGGTTCCACCGAGGGAAACCCTGCTTCGATGTGCGTGTAGGGGCCACGGTCATCACGCGGAGTGCAGTACATATGCCGACCCGCCTGAATGCTCACCGAGGCACCATCCGCACACACAATATGCTGATACATTCGAATCATCTTTATCTCTTTTCTCCTCACTAATGTACTTGTGATGACGTGTTACTATGGGGTAGCGTCACGGCGCGCTGAAACGCTGTCACTTCCAACAGAAAGTTGATCTTCTGTTGCAATCTCATAAACGCATCGAGCGCGTCATCCGTCATAGCATCGGTGCCTTCGTAATGCGTAATCACAAACGTCAATAACTCATGCAATAAGAGTAGTTCCTCTTCACTGAGACTGAGTAATGAACCTGTGGCGGACATGCGCGATTCCGTTAGCGACCCATCGGTTCAACCGCATACAGTACACGCGACTGCGGCGGCCGACTCGCGAGACACCGATCCGCTAACGCTTCCGCATCTCGCAGCGTCAGAGAGGCACTCACGACAAACTCTCCCGTGACGGGATGCCGCTCGACGACACGAAACAACTGAAACGAAGGCACTGATGATCGCGACGAGACGCGACGGAGACGATGCATGATTAGATGACTCCCATATGTAGCAGGTAAAACCCAATCCCAAGAGCAAAGAATGTCGCATCGATGAACAGTACGACAATATCCCATACCGTCAATGAAAACTGATGATTAAGCATGCGTGTATTATAGTGACTGTGTATGAAGATGTCAACTCCGGGCAGACGAATGATGACGTATAAGTGGTGTAGATTCTACGACTTACGAGCACCCGTGATGATATATTTATTGTATCGACCCGGATGGATTGATGCAAAATATGTATAGACTACCCGTAACATCTGTCATATCAACACGTTATAGGAATTCATGCGGTGAGAACCGCGTTTCTGCTAAATATGCTCAAGGAGAAATTCTCATGTCTCATCTTCGCGTATGGTCGATATGTGCCGTGATCGTGATGCTCCTGAGTACTCAGAGTGGTCGTGCACAATCACGACAGTCAGATACCGAGTTCATTACGACAATTCAGAATGCGGTGGGCTTGCTCTATAGCCAGGATCAATCCGGGAGCATGCGCATGGCGTGTACGGCGACCGCATACGAGCGCATCAAGACGGGGTATCGATTCGTCACGGCCGCGCACTGCATCGGCTCCGACAATCGTGACAAAGAATTAAGTGCGTCTGCGGAAACGCCGTTCTTCATCACGTTCGACGAACATGCTGAGAAAACGTTTTGGCCTGCGGAACCGGTGTTCATCGGATACCAGTCGCGTGGCGAAGACTTCGCCGTGTTTGAGGTGGAGACGACCAAACACTGGCCTGTCATTCCACTCGGCGATGAGCAGCATGAAGTGATCCCTGCATTGTATTGGAATATTGCGTCACCGCTCGGTCTTGGCAAACAAGTCTTCTCTGGCAGCGTTACCAGTCTGGATCTGGATCGCCCTGTCAAGCAGAATGACATCAACTGGCAGCACTCTCTCGTCTTGCAGCAAGCGGGTGTCAATGGCGGTTCCTCCGGCAGTGCGTTAGTCTCTCAGACGCAGCGTACGATTATTGGATTTCTGGTGGGGTCGATTGGCGAAAGTACGATTGTCGCGATTCCCGTGAGTCGGTTTCGAGTGGCATTGAAAGCATGGCAAGAGAAGCGATATCGCTGGTATCGACCGAAAGAAGTGCTGGCTGAGTAGACACCCGCTCAGGTGACTGAGCGGGCATCCCCACACACGTATTAGCGCACCGCTCGTACGACGACGCGACGATTCTGTGCGCGACCGCCGCGAGTGCGATTCGGCGCCACCGGGCGCGTCACACCATACCCAATCACGGTCATCTTGTGTAGCGGCACACCTTTCGACGCCAGATACTGACGCACCACTTCTGCACGAGCCACACTCAACTGTGCGTTATAGGCCGCGTTGCCGGTATTGTCGGTATGCCCTTCAATTTCAATCCAGACCAGTTGCTGGCGACGCACTTCATCCACAAACGCATCGAGCGCCGCCTGCGTCTCACGCGACAGCCGCGCCGAGTTGCGAGTGAACCCCTGTGCCCGATCCGCCAGCACGACCTGACGATTCACATTGGACAGCGTGAGTTCGAGTGCCTGCGTACGCTGATGGGCCCCATCCGCTGACGCCTGCGCTGTCTGTGCGTGTTTCTCGGCCGACGCGGCATGGGTTTCGACACGACCGACGTGTTCTTGGGTGCCTGCGAGCCGATCCTGCTGCTGTGACAACCCTGCGTTCAAGGCATCAATCTTCTGCTGTGTGCGCTGCTCTTGATCCTCGACACGCTGTTCGACTTGCTGTACGGACTGGCGCACAAATGTCTTGGTTGCACAGGCGGCACTCAGAAGACTGATGAAGCTGAAAACGAGTAATTTTTTCCTCATGACTATTCCTTATTATATGTGGTGTGCGATATGCACACGTTTTAGTGGTAACGATGCAACGTTCATACCAAACAACGCGTTTTAGAGATGGCTGGCGTGGTAGGATTCGAACCTACATTCCCTTTCGGGCGCACTGATTAACAGTCAGGGCCGATGCCATTCCGGACACACGCCAATACAATGTTACACGAGACATATTATACCACAAAAAAGGTTGAACGAAACCACGCCATAGCAATGTCTCCCAATTCAGAGAGCATCCGTCACGATCTCCTGTTATGCATCGTTGTCGTTGACAAGTTCTGTTGACCAATACAAATAGTCGCGCCAGTTCTCGGGCGTCTTCCGCATACCGAGTGTGATACGAAACACCGGTGTATACGCGGGTTTCGCAGGTTTACGCAGCAACACCATCTGCGCCTCGTGTGGCGTCTTGGAACCTTTGGAACGATTGCACGGAAGACAACACGTGACGATATTATCCCAACTACGTTTCCCGCCTCGGGAGACTGGCAGCACATGATCAAATGTCAGTTCGTGCGTGGCATAGGTCTGACGACAGTATTGACAGGTATAGTTATCTCGGGCATAGATGTTCGCCCGTGTGAACTGTACTTCAGGCCGCCGCTTGGAACGCACACACCGAAGGAGTCGCACCACAGACGGTAGTTTGAAGGAGAACGTCACCGCATGCACTTCGCGATCATGTGTTTCGACGATTTCCACTTTTCCCTGACACCATAACGTCATCGCTCGTTGCCAGTGCACGACGTCCATTGGTTCGTAGGTTGCGTTGAGTAAGAGTGTCTGTTCCATATCTGCGCTCATTGTACTTAGATAGTACCCGCGACTGGAATCGAACCAGTACGCTCTTTCGAGCAGTAGATTTTGAGTCTACCTCGGCTGCCATTACGACACGCGGGTGTACATGTGGTGGGCACCTGTGGAATCGAACCACATTCTCCTGCTCTTCAGACAGGCGCGGAATCACCAGACTCGCTCGGTGCCCGTGGTACCAGCGGAGGGAATCGAACCCACTACAACGACGGTATGGGCGTCGCGCCTCGCCAATCGGCTTCACTGGTATACTGGTGTCGGTGGTAGGAGTCGAACCCACATCTTCGGTGGTAGAAACACCGTGCCTTCTCCGTTAGACCACACCGACATATACTGCATATCATCCGAAAGATAAATGGTGGGTCGTCCGAGAGTCGAACTCGGTTCGCCAGATTAAAAGTCTAGAGCATCACCACGAATGCTTACGACCCAAGATGGTCGGAGAGGCGAGAATCGAACTCGCTTGATATCCTGCTCCCAAGGCAGGCGGCCAGCCTTTAGCCCACTCTCCGATATGGGGTGGTATACGGGAATCGAACCCGCTTCAGCAGAGTCACAGTCTGCCCTCTGTTCCAATCGAGTTATACCACCATAGATGGAGTGCCGTGATGGAATCAAACCATCTTGAAAACGCTTTGCAGGCGTTCGCCTCGTCAATCAGCCAACGGCACAAAAATGGATTGGGTAAGCGGGTAGTCGGGGTCGAACCGACTTCTTCGGCTTGGAAGGCCGAGGCACAACCGATATACCATACCCGCGTGGAGCGGCATATCGGTAACGATCCGATACCTGAACCTTGGCAAGGTTCCATGCTTCCACTACACCAATGCCGCGTTTTAGAGATGGCTGGGACGGTAGGACTCGAACCTACAACCATTCGGTTAACAGCCGAACGCTCTGCCATTGAGCTACATCCCAACAAAAAGATTTACCGACCGTTGCCCAAGGTTGCGACCCTTGATGGACTTACTGCGTGTGGATATACTCTACACGTATCGGTCGGTAAAGATGGTGGCGCGTGGTAGACTCGAACTACCGTAGACCGTGGGTCGTCTGGTTTACAGCCAGATGCAATTGCCGCTATGCGAACGCGCCGAAACTGGTGGACCCGACAGGGATCGAACCTGCGACATCCGCCTTGCAAAGGCGGCGCTCTCCCAACTGAGCTACGGGCCCGAAATGGAGCCGCTTCAGGGACGTGCGCCCTGCTCTCGACATTACCAATGTCGTGCTTCGCTGTCTAAGCCTAAGCGGCATAATCAAAATACTGGTAGCGGTACGGGGAATCGAACCCCGATTGTTGCCTTGAAAGAGCACTTTCCTAACCATTAGAAGATACCGCCGTAAATTAAATAACTCGCAATAAATTGGCGGATCAGGTAGGAGTCGAACCTACGCTCGCGGTTTTGGAGGCCACTGTGCTACCATAACACTTCTGACCCACATGTGTGGTCGGAACGGCTGGAGTCGAACCAGCGACCTATCGCTTATCAAGCGATTGCTCTAACCAACTGAGCTACGTTCCGAGATGGAGCCATCGAGAGGGCTTGAACCTCCAACCTCGACTTTACGAAAGTCTTGCTCTCCCAATTGAGCTACGATGGCATACTGGAGCCGGGTGTCGGACTCGAACCGACGTGGAGTTTCCTCGCCGCCTTACAAGAGCGGTGCAATCGCCACTATGCGAACCCGGCAAAACGTGGCTACCACGGGTGGACTCGAACCACCATTCACGGATTCAAAGTCCGTTGTCCTGCCATTGGACGACATGGTAATGAAATCTGGCTGGGATGCTAGGATTCGAACCTAGACAAAGAGCTTCAGAGACTCCGGTGCTCCCATTACACTACATCCCAATATTTGGCGGGGTTGACGGGGATCGAACCCGCGACCTCTCGCGTGACAGGCGAGTGTTCTCACCAACTAAACTACAACCCCAACTGGCGGAGAGTACTGGATTCGAACCAGTGGTGGTTGTGACACCACGACAGGTTAGCAACCTGCTGCTTTCGGCCACTCAGCCAACTCTCCATGACAATCTGGTGCCCGATGTAGGAGTCGAACCTACACGTCAATAAGACACTTGCTTCTAAGGCAAGCGCGGCTGCCAATTACGCCAATCGGGCCTATCTGGTACCGATGAAGAGAGTCGAACTCTTATGGGTTGCCCCACTAGTATCTCAGACTAGCGCGTATGCCTTTCCGCCACATCGGTACAACTGGTCCGCACGGAGAGAATCGAACTCCCATAGGCACGGTGTAAACGTGCTGCTCTGCCATTGAGCGACATGCGGATGGTTGCGGGAGTGGGAATTGAACCCACCGATTTTCAGGTTATGAGGCTGATGAGCCACCGTTGCTCCATTCCCGCGCCATTTTCGGATGATATGCAGTTGTCAAAAAACGTGGTGAGCCCGGAAGGAGTCGAACCTTCAACCAACAGCTTAAGAGGCTGCTGCTCTGCCAATTGAGCTACAAGCTCGTATATGCATTACTGTAGCATTTTCGAAGTATACCACAGTTCTCAGAAAACAAAAAACCCCTGCGGGATTTTACTCCGGCAGGGGTTTCACTATCGTCGCGAAGTGATTTTCGCTAAGATGGATACTCCCCTGCTGGCATATTATCTTCAGCAATGTATGGGGTGAGTGTCGTCCACCCCATCAGATACACGCCGGCCGCGACGAGCCGTGTGCTCGTATGTTGCGGTGCGGTGCTGTGGATCGGTTGGGGTCGCATCATTGTTCCTTTGCCATTCGTGGTAATACGATCACCACGATGTATAAGAGTATATAGGAAATCGCGGTGTCTGTCAAGTACAATAATACTTATACACCATAACATTTTTTTATGAATCGATGTTATCGCAATGTTCCGATCACGATCCGACCACGTTCGAAATTCACATTCCATGTCTGCCCTGCGTTGAGCGACAACGGTTGCCGTTCACCCGTCACTGGATGAATGACGTCTCCGTCGAAACTCCGCTCGACGGGTATCGACCATGACTTTGGTGCACCGTAAACTAAGGCGACAAAGCGGCCATCGTTCGTCAAGATATGATCGCAGCGAAGAGAACCGTCTCCATTTGCCACAAACACGCGAGTGCCGCGCCATCGATCACCACCGTGTGTGATGGTCGGCCACGCCATAATGTCTTTGGGAAGATAGTCACGCACCTTCGCGACTTCACGAAACGCGATCATCTCACTGATACTGCCGTTCCAGAAGACGCCGTGACCGGACATGTAAACCCATGCTTGATGCGTGGCGAGTGACATCGCGGCCATGAGACACAGTGCTTCGGGATGCTCTTCACGACCCACACTGACGCCATCGCCCGGGCCAGCGGGTTCACCTTGCCAGGCAGGAACTTTTGCGTGAGATAGCGTTTCGTAGCCCACCGCATGAATGTGACCAATGCGGTTATATGACTCACCGTTACGATGGCCATGAATGATCGCAACATCGCGCTTCATGCGGTTCAATTCATCTGGTGTCTCACCACCATACCCATCATCGCCACAGGAGTTTCCGCGAAGGGCATGATTTCCCAACGCATCCCCCATCTCTCGCAGCTTGGATGGTTCTGGCACACCATTCTGCCAGGCTTCATTGCACGATTCATTGAGCGCGATCACCTGTGCGCCAACTTCACGCTGAATCTCACCGACACGACGGCAGTGTGCAATCACCTGATCCCACTTCCAGCTATTCAGGTCGCCGCGTGAGTGATGCGCCACCAACTGCCGATCCCGCAGTTCGATCAAGAACGCTTTGAGATGGTCATAGTAGTTGGGGGTTGGAGCTTTAGTGTCACCCGAAAACGCCACAAAAGATACCGGGGTGACTTCGCGACCTTGCCAGGCGCTCCACTTGTTCGCGTCACCGGGGCGGTTCTTATCGTAGTAGCCCAGCACATCCCAAAAACGAATGCCGTCATAACCGGCCGCACGAATGCGATCTAACTCCACCCGCACGTCATCCGGTCGACGCACATACGCACTGAACGCTTCTCCAAAGTGGCACAATACCGGCAACACATAGCCGTTGTCGTCGCGATACGTAAGATGATCCACACGCAGTTGACCGACGATACCCCCAAATGCCGGCGCAGGCGGTGCAGGAACCGGCACGCCATACCATCCGCACACAATCGCCAGACATGCACGACGCGCGGCGTCAGGTGCGACACCATTCTGACGATAGATGCCATACGAGCATCCAATATCTACGCACTCCGTTGCGTATGAGGCGTCAGGGTTGTGCGCATCCATGATCGGCTTCACTACGTCATGGAGCGCCACAATTTCATCACCCGTCACGTCTACGAGAGGCTGCGGCGGCGGGACGTCACAGAAATGCGGTTTCAAGTCAAACCATACGGTGCACAAATACTGAACCGACGTGACCGCATCCGCATGGGGCTGATTGACTGCCCGACGGCGACCATACCATGTGCCTGCGTCGAGATGCGACAGTTGACGCAAATCGCGATCCGACTGCGCGGTTTCGATCATGAAGGAGATGTTTTGCTGCAGATCAATCTTCTCATCATCGGTGACGAACGTGATATCGATAGCCATGTGTGATTCCTTTACCGTGAGTAATGTGCGGTGGCGGAGGGTTTCCAGACGCCGTTCAGATTTCGAATACCGTAGCGATTGATAGGATCTCCATCAACACCATCGTTGAGTTGATAGAGATATGCACTTTCGACATTCTGCGATGACCAGAACTGCCAATCTTCGCGAACATACTGCGCGACTTCTGCATCCGTGTACGGGCGCAGCGGCCACCACCCCCACCGTTTACGCGGGCCGGTGTGGTATCCAAATTCTGTGACGGCAATTGTGACGTCTCCGACAATTTGTCGCAGCGCATCGACTTCCTGTTCGCGATTCGCGAATCCCGAATGTGGCTTCTGACTGCCGCCGGTGGTTTCAGGATAGCGATGCACACTCACATAGCGCGGCGTCGGCGTCATCAGTTTCCATGCGGTGCGCAACCACGCTAATGCTGACTTATTGAGGTTTGAGATACTGCCTGCAAACAACAGCACGTTTCGCTCGTATGCGGTCTCTGCGACACGATTCCACGCTTCCGCATATTGCGTGGGGGAGAACCCATTGAGATCGGGTTCGTTATAGAACTCGACACGTTCGCAGGGCTTCGCAAGCACGACTTGGTTCTCGCGCATGATCCACAGCGGGCAGATGTTGCCGACGCGCATCTCGTTCATGAGTGAGCGTAGTGCATGCGGATCTGAGACAGGCATCAAATCCTGTCGCACTTCGGTAAACCGATGTGCGTCGATACCCGCTAACTCATGAGCGAGGGTTTCTCCGAATCCCGCATTGAGGCCGCAGCGTAGAGCAGGGAGCGTAGAGTGACGTGATGGCATAGACACCTATTCTATCATGATGGAAGCACTAATGCATTCGTTAGTATATAGGTTATACGTATTCGGGTTCTGTGATAGACTGCGGATGTTCGGCAATCGCACTGCGAATCTCCGCGGCAACGGTAAAGGCCGAGACACGTTGCGTGAGCGCGTCATCATACGATGCGCCAAGAATACGGTCGATCAATTCGTGCGTCTCACAGGGAATGCCAGTGGCAGGAGTGCCAACGGTAATGGTGCCGCCGCGAGCCAAAAACTCTGCCGTAGTTTCTTTGCGGAAAGGTTCTTCGTGCGTCTGATGGTGTGTGCGTGTTTTTGACATGGATGCTACTATACCGCAGGTGCGTCGTCGTGTCAAGGGGAAAATGTGGCAGAACTATAACGGCAGATAACCCTTGACGTGCTGTATGGAAACTGATAAATATATTCCAAGAAGGGGGCAATGTGGCACAGCAAGGTTTTGTTTACGAAGAAAATGTGGCGGAGTATCTCAAACCGTATAAATTAGTACCTGCGGAGTTTAAACCGGCGGGTGCTGGTCACGGTCAGCCTGACTTGATGCTCAAATATAACAAGACGAAAGCGGGTTGTGAACTAAAGATCACGGATGCCTCTGCGGGTTCTTTAGTGCTAAAGTATAACCCCAAAACAAAAAAGTGGGGGTTTGGAAATATTGATCCGGAAGAAAAAGAAAAGCAGTTTATCAAAGAGTTGGCAGAATTTGTCGGTCTGTTCAAGATCATCGGAAAGCAATGGAACAATACGCCATGGAAAGTTGATAAAGAGTTTCAAGACGCAGCATGGCAGGGGCGCGTGGGGAAGTATAAGAACAATCCACGAGCACAATACGAACGCGACCATAAACTGTTCCCTGAACTAAAGGGTTCGATTCCGGCTAAAAAAATCGAAGAGTACTACAATAAAAAAGACACATTCTATGTGAACATCGGTACGCATGGATTCTATTTGTTCGGCACTGACAATCCCCTGAAGTTGAAGAATGTGCCGTTGTTCTCGACGTCTGCGGAAGCAGGTTGGCGAGCGCGTGTGCAGAGTAAAGGCGGCGGTGCGTATCAGTTCACGTTTGAGATGAGTTTCCGTGTGCGTCAAAAATCGCCGTACAACATCGGCCCTCTCAAAAAAGGAAGCGGCGTTACGATTCAAAAGAACGATGTGGATCTTTCGTGCTTTCCGAATCTATAGTTCCTAAATAACGTACATGTCTAAGATTCCCACATTTTCAGCACACCTCGACGAAGACCTTCGCAATTGGTTTGGTAAAGGGAAAGAGGGAGGCGTCGGCGGCGGCGGATGGGATCGGTACAACACCAAAGGTGAGCGCATTGGGAAATGTGGCGACGCGGAAGACCGCGGTGGCGCCGGTGAAGGAAAACCAAAGTGTCTCTCCACACAGAAAGCGGCACAACTTCGCGCACAGGGCGGCAAACAAGCAATTGCAAATGCGGTCAAACGTAAAAAGACACAGGATCCGGTGACAGACCGAAAGGGTACCGGAGGCGCACCACGACCGGTTAGTAATCGAATTGACGACGCCACTATTGTTGAAAAGAATACGCCCACCAACCCTGCACTGTGGTCGAAAGCAAAAAGCCTCGCAAAATCAAAATTCGACGTATACCCGTCTGCGTATGCCAACGGGTGGGCGGCTAAGTGGTACAAAGAACATGGTGGCGGGTGGTCGTCTGAGCAGCATGAGGCGACGTCTCCTGCGCAACAAGCGGCTATTGCGATTGCAATGAAGCGTGCCGGAAAAACACCCGCGCAAGAATCGAACACGCCTGCGGATCGTGAGTGGGGCACGGATTCACTCGTCAAGATCTACAAGCACGATACGCCGGGCCAATCCGAAGCATGGGAACGCAATCCCAACTGTCAACAGTGTGGCCATAAACTGTCTTCAAAAGAGTTTCAGCGTGGTGACCGCGTGTGCGCAAAATGTGTCGCGCACAACAAGGGGCGCGTGTGGGGTAAGGATAGCGACGACGAATACGAAGAGCAGATAGATGTGGTGCCGATGCGTTCGATGAACGAGCATATCGTCAAAGTGAAAGATGGGTACCGACTCGTTTCTAAACAGACGGGGGAAAATCTCGGTACCTATCCGACTAAAGCGCAAGCGGAAAAACGCGATCGCCAAGTGCAATATTTCAAACAACAGGAGCATACTACCATGTCAGTGCCTTCTTTCAAAGATCATCTCCGTGAACAACCCGAAACCGTCGAGGTCAAACCTGCACTGCCGGGCCAGTACGTTTCCGAAGTGGGCCCTCCGGGCATGGAAGATTGGATTCGCAAGAACAAGGCGCGGTTCCGTAAAGAGTATGGCGACCGCGGTGACGAGGTGCTGTATGCGACTGCGTGGAATCTCTATCACAAAGGCAAGTCGGAATCTGCAAAAGATGTGCGAATGCACGAAGACGTCAACGGCGATGACGATACGTCAATGGCGCATGCACAACTGTCGTCGTTAGTCGCTCGGGCGGATGCGCTGAAGCAGATGCTCGCAACAGCGGGTGAACTGCCTGCATGGGTGCAGGCAAAGATTACGGATGCGGATTCCAGTATTCTTGCCGTGCATGATTATCTGAAGTTCAAAGGGTAGACGTTCCGTCTACCCGTTACACATAGTTCAAACGCGTCAGCGCGAGTAACGTATTTTCTAACGGCTCCGTACGGATCGGCATCGGTACGACTGTCGATCCGCCTCCCTGCACATTCACAATTGGCGCCATCGTCGGCGCATTCATTACCATCACATTCTGCCCTTGTGACGTGAGTGCACCAGTCAGTGTACTGACGGGGAAGGCGTTGCGATTCACACTCGGTTCCACATTGAATGAGGATAAGAAATCCGCGCTACTCTGCATACGACGTGCGCCTTCTTTACTACCTGTCGCAAAACCCGTCATTCGATTGACGGCACTGATATCAGTCAAATCTCCAGTTTTCCCCGCCCGCATTTTATAATATGCCGCCACCACTTGAGCGCCGATAATGGGGTCGTTGACCAAATCTGGTTGCGTAACGAGATCGACACCAATCATATCACCGACGCGCTTATAATTGTCTTTTCCTGTCAGTTGGATATAACCACGACCTCGATATAAGAATCCTTCACTACTCGCATTTCCCATTCGGCCACCGTACAGAAGATTGCCGATGGCAACAGGGCCTTGTGCAACAATTTTTTCCGCATCCTTTATTGTTTTCAAACGAACTTTATTGCCAAATTTATTTCCCACACCAAACAATTCAAACAATCGTTGAGGGCTATAATTCAGCGACTCATCTTTCAATTCAAATTGCGATTCACCCTGTATTTGAGCAAAAATGTTTGCTTGTGCCTTTGGATCAAGAATACCTTGCGACGCCAACGATTGACGCAAATTATACTGCATATCCCCGCCGCTGATTTGTGATGGTGTCATCGGCGGTGCGGGAAGCATTTCTGCTCCAAATACACGTGATGGTGTAAGTGGTGCAGGTGCGGCTTCTTTACTTGGTAATTCTTTTCCCGGTAAAAGTTCTGCGGAACCGGGTTTGAATATCCCCATTTTATTCGTTTTACTAAGATAAAATGTTGGTGAAAGAAATGCGCCACCCGGAGCATCTGGGTTCTCACCCAATGCCTTTGCTCTCTCGATGGCAAGTTTGCGACTTCTTTCTATGTTTTTAGCGTCAATTCCTGCTCCGACTGCTTGGTCTTTAACAAGTTGTGATTGCCCTTCGGTATAGCCTTTATAAGCACTATACATATCCATAACTTTTTTTACACCGTAGGCGGCCGCGGTTATTCCCAAAAGAGCCGGCGCCGCACCAAGAGCCGCAGGAATTACACCAGCAAGAGCTTCACCAAAAGGCATAATATTTTTTAATACCCCACCGATACCTTCACTGAACACTTTCAATAAATCGCTGAATATACTTCCAGACGGCGTTTTAGTGGTAGATGTAGAGGCGGAAGAAATGCTCGCCAATGTCATTCGAGGCGTTTCAATCCCCCTTTCCATCTCTCCAAAGCCTAAACGACTTTGCTCAATTGCGCGTTGCTTGTCGTTCTCTTCGTCAATGTTTTCAGCAACTCCGATTTGACGAACAAGTGTTCTATTGATCTTTTTCAGTTCACTGAGTTGTTCGAACTCAATAGGGAGACGAAGTTGGGTGGCCTCGCCACTTGCTGTTCCTGTAGGTACTCTACTGAAACTATCGCCATTCGTGTTACCGAGCGGAGAACCCCCCAACGGCGCGAAGGGAGTGCGATAGCTGCTGATGGCGCCTAATGCTCCGGCGCGGGTTCGCGCAAACTCCTTACCCACTTCCTTGGTGGTGCGCCGACGCTCAATCGAAGCGAGTGCTAACTTCGAACCCATGCGAACGACGATGTTTTGCGAACCGGCACCGCGCTCCAGTATTCCCTCACCAAGGCGCTTGACGCCTCGCGCCAGCATTCCAGCGGTGCGAACTGCGAGTCTCGATTGACGCGTGATCTCTCTCGTCAGTGCCTGCGCGGTGCTCTTTAGCACTTCTAGTTCATCTGGTGCAAGAAAGGAGTCTCTGTCAGCAAAGCTCAGAATATATTCGATTTCTTGTGTGGCGTTTCCCCACAGCCGCGGCGGAACATCTTCCAAAGTCTTCGTGACGGAGGTAATCGCTCGAAGATATCCGAACCCTGTGTCCGTCTTCAGGATTGCGGAACCTTGCTCAGAAAGAATGGTGATGAGCGTACGCAATGCTTTGGGCGACGACGGTAAATCGGCAATCTCTCGCTGCAATTCTGCTTGTCGAATCGCGGTTTTAAGTTCTGCGAATTTGGTATCTGCCATACGCGTTAGTGTTCCTATCGTCGTGCTTGTTGCGCTTGTCGTTTAGCGATTTCTTCTTGTTGTTCGAGCCACTGACGCAGTAGCACGACATATACATCTCGTTCGAACGGGAGCATATCTTCCAACTCTGTCAATGAGAATCCATGATGTTTAATCAGATTAAAGTTCAGCGTATAATAGTTGGGCAGAGTTTCGTGGCTCTGCCCTATCCGAAAAAACTGTCAAGCCCCTGTAGTGTGATCGTCTCTTCATACGCGCATTTCGGGCATCGAAACGGCACCGAATGTGAAAGTACCGGCATTGTCTGAAAAAACGCGCTCACTTTTTCTAACTGCGATACGCTTAACGATTCAATAAAATTTTGACGCTCTTGTTCCGTTTGATCGCGAAACTCATAAACGTCACCCGAGGCAGTGTACACATGTTCGATACATTCATTCAGTACGCGTAATACCGCTAATCCCGTTGACGCTTCATTGACCCATGTATCCAGCACCGCCGCGGTCGGATAGCGCAACGCCAATCCAATATCATCGGTAATCATGATCTGCTTGGTATGCCCTTCAGTCGTCTGTACTCGCACGTCGTCTAAATTGACTTGCACGGTGACGAGCGTCTTACACCGACCGTCATCATTTGCGTTGAGAAGCGGCTCTCCCTCAGAAAGACCTCGCACAATGTTCTGACACTGGAACCGCGTCTCAATGATATTGTTCACTGAGCGGGCCCGCAGTTGCAGATACAGATATTCCAGATCAAATGATGGCAGCGCATCTATATCAACCGCGTCAAACGTGCAAGCACGCAAAATCTGCTTGACGGCACTCTCGATTTCTTTTTTATCCTCACCCTGTTGTGCCATGAGCAGAATCTTTTCTTCGCGCACAAGATAGGGTCGAAACCGAACCGGTTTCGCAAGACTTAATAATTGTATGGTATATTCCGGCGTCGTCAGTTTAGGGAGTGCCATTGTGTATCACCTCAGAGAAAGTTATTATTTAATCCATCCACGGAATCGAGCTTCGTCTAATGCAGCGTCTTTCAGTGTGCCAAAAAACTTTTCAATCTTCGACGGCGTGCCGTCTTTACCACGCGAATATGCTAAGATATTATCTTCCGTATCTGCGGACAATCCCATATCCACCCAATAACTATAGTTGAATGTGACTGTTATCTGCGTGAAAGAATCCGTATCGGCCCAATTTAATGGCGTGGCTTCAATCGATGCCGGATAGAGTTGATAAAACCGATGTCGTAATGATACTTGTCGAATGGTTTGCCCAGCATTTGGGTTCGATGGTTCATTTTTGCTCAGATACGCATCTGCAAATGTTGTTGCGGCTCTTCCCAGTGTAGACGAACCGTTCAGCGTATTGGTGTGCATATTGATTTGAGCGGTTGTATCCGTTTGACTCACATCAATAAAACTGTACTGGCGGATTTCCGCTTCCGCATAATACGTCTCCGGAAATGCCATATCGAATGCGCCTTGCCCCACGTCAACGGTTTCTTGGCTTGTTTCATTTTGCGGCACATTTTGTATTTGATTCATCCATGCTCTAAAGTATGATGCACCAAAATTTGTTCCATCAGGCCCAATGGGCACAACGAATGTGCATGAGAGTGGGGGAAATTCACTAAAATATGGAACTTTGCGAGTGAACCCGTAGATAGATTGATCGGCCGTCGCAAACCCTCGACCCGGTAATGAAACGGACGTGCACACTAAACCTTGTTGAAGGAAATTCTCAAACCCGAATTGTGTTGTTCCATACTGAGGGCCATAAATTTGATTGCGTGAGGCATAATTTGGATCAATAAACGGTAATGCGCTAATCCGGAAATCAAACCAATTTGATTTCTGAAATCCGTATTGACCGACCTCCGACATAAACTTCTGTAGATTAGGCATACGCGTGCGCTCTATCCTCGTGTAATCTTCTTTCGTGACTCTGCCCACACCGTGCTGCGTGTTTCTTTTGCAAATCGCTCCACAGGCAGGAACAATGCGATATCCCATTCACTTTCGCCCACTTGCAGCAAGGGTGTGCGGATGTTCTTTCGCAGATACGAATGAATGCATGGCCGAAACGGCGCAAACCGTCGCACACCATTTAACAGATCGTAGTCAACTGCGATATAGGTATTTAGCGTGTCTGCGGGTGTCTTCGGGTTCTTTTGCACGTTGCGTGCGCGAGTGTAGAGTGCATCAAATAACTTAGCGCGATACAGATTATCAAGGTAGTGAAAGTTCAATCCCAAGAGGTGCGTCGGGCTGCGGTCAATGATAAGGGTGAACGGAAACCGATCATAGTATTCTAATGTTCTTGCATGCTCAGGCTGGTAGACATAGAAGTACAGTCGGCCGGGACGTGCTTGCGACACCGGCACCAACCGTTTTGCGTAGGATGTGTCTTTCGCTAACTGCGTGTAGGTGATCCGATTGGAGTAGCTATTTTGCCATGCTCGCAACGTCGTTGCATACTCACGAAACCAGAGCATCGCTCGTCGTTCTTGTGGGAGCAACCCGTTGCTGTCGAGAATACGTTGTCGAAGCGTTTCGAAAATGCCAACAGACGCCATTTAGATACCTTTTCCGAACAAATGCTCTTCGGTGAGCACTTGAAACACCCATTTGCGTTCGTTACAGAATCGTTCCGCAGCATCCCATTTTGCGTGGTTGATCGCGACGGTCATGGATTCTTGTAGGAACTTTTTTGATTTGCGTTTGACGTGACGCAGTTCTGACTGTGCTTTGGGTTTGATTTCGATCAGAAACGTTTGTGCGCCATTCGTCGTGCGCACCTCCATTAGCACGTCAGGAAAGTACCGGTGTATGCGACCATCGACAGGATGTAGATACGGAATGCAGAACTCTTCTGACGCCCAGCGGAGGACGCCCGGAGTGGTGTCGCAATAGACAAAAAACTTTCGCTCCCAACTGGAGCGATAGATAATGTTCGTCGTATCCCCGGCGTATTTTTCCGGATGCTGCGGTATGTACCGACCTTGATATGCCACCGATACCCTTATGTGATGTGTGACTAAATAGAAAGACGATGCCTCATTTCACATCTTGGAGTATTTAGAGAGCACTCATGGCCGACGAACCACTACTTCAATCTTCTTCGACGATATCTAATGCACCAATCCCCACGAAATATCCAATGGAACTCGGGACACCCGGGCCCTTTGAAAAATGGATGCTGTTTGAGGCACGTAGCAGTCGGCACGCAGGTAGACGTGGATTGGCCTCTGAAGGAAATGGGCAGCAAGATCGAACTCTAGCCAGTGTGCAGTTGTATGTGCCCGCCGAAGCTTTAAATTCACAGATTGCTGCGACGTACGATACCAACGACTTGGGCCCGTTTATGGGAGTGTTGTCCGAAGCGGGTGCGCGACAGCCTGAGTTAATATCGGCGTTCAAAGGTATTGGCGCGGTTGCAGACGATATATTGGGTTTACTGCCCGGTGGCGCTTCAGCAGATCTAGGGAAAACAATTTCTGATGCCGGTTCTGCAGTTAGCAGTCTGTGGCAAGCTGGTCTAGGAACCATTACACAAGCTGGTGGTGGTGCCACCGTAAGGCAAGCGGCTCTTGCAAAAGTATTGCAGATGGTTGATGAGAAGTTTCAGGGTGGCCTTCCCCAAGCTCTCGGTGTTCGGCCTAATCCTCGTACAGACGTCTTGTTTTCACATATCGGATATCGCACACATCGTATGGAGTTTGTGCTTATTCCCCGAAGTGAAGAAGAGGCGCGGGCTGTTGATGGTATTATCAAGTTCTTTCAATTTTACATGCTTCCCGCATACAGTCCCGCAGTCGGCACTAATCAGGATATTGAAGGAATGCTCATGGGGTTTCCGTATGAATTTGAAATATCGTTTTGGAGCGAATCGAAGCCGAGCATGCACCACTTTAACAAAATTGGCCGGTCGGTGTTGCAAAATGTCTCCGTCGACCATGCCGGTGCTTCTCAAGTAGCATTTTTCCGAGCATCAAACGGCGAATTATTTCCAGCGGTCACCAAACTTTCTTTGGAGTTTCAAGAGGTACGGCTGCTGGCTCGCGACGAAGAAAGTGCAGATACCTCAGCAAGCGGTCAAGGTCTTATTGACCGAGGAGATGTTGGTAATTTCCCCGACCCGAGTCGCGTCAGGCTCGCGGACGTTGCCAAGAAGATGATCACAGAGGGGGGTAAAAAGTAATGAATTACTTCTCAAACTTTCCCGTCGTTCCCTACACGTATCGTACGGAAGATGGTGCGCCGTACGATGTGCTCGTTTCCCGCATTACGTCGCGTACGAAGTTGGCGCAGCGATTGCAGCAAGTGCAGGTGTCGCTGTATGATTACATCATTGCCGACGATGAGCGCCCAGATACTGTCTCGATGAAGTTATACAACACGGTGAGCTACACATGGATCATTCTGGTGGTGAACAACATTCTTTCGCTGTACGACTGGCCGCTGACAGAAACGGAAATGGCAAGCTATCTGCGCAGTAAGTATGGTAGTCTCGCCGCAGCACGTGAAGGCACTCCCTATTATTTCACCATCGACGGCGATCAAGTAGACGCGATCACGTACACGGAACTGACTCCTACACGTCGTGGCGCGATTCAGACGCCGTATGAGTATGAAGTCTCGCTGAACGAAGCGAAACGTCGCATCAAGGTAGTATCCGCATTAGCGGCTCCGCAGATTGCCAACACATTGCGCGAATTGTATCGATAGGCACATGCATGTCTTTGAGACAACGGCAAGTTAAAATTATTGACTGCAGTATTCTGACACCGAATCAACCGGTGCCCGTCTCGATCTTAGATGGTGTGCGCCGTATCGATGTGTACGAAAGCATTTTTCAGAATACCATTTCCGGAAGTATCGCCGTCACTGACAAAGCGGGTCTTGTTGAACTGCTGCCGATTGTCGGGGTCGAACATCTCTTTCTGGACTTTGCGATTGACGGAACGAACACGCGGTTTCGACGCGTATTTCGCATTACGAAAGTTCACGACCAAGTGTTTCTGCGTAACGACTTGCGTGACTTTATCATCGAGTTTGCCACTCCGGAATTTGTCGCCAGCACGTCGCGACGTATCTGTCATCGGTTTCACGATATAACGTGTGCCGACGCGGTGAAAACGATTGTGAATCAATATTTGGGTACAACAGACGAGACAAAACAGTTTACCTCTAAGTTCGTGCCGGGTTCGCCCGAGCCGACATGGGGAAAGATCGATGTCGTCATTCCCAATTACACACCGCTTCGGGCGATCAATTATTTTGCGATGCTATCGTTACGTAACGAAAACCGGCAAAGTGGCGGATATTTATTTTTTGAAACACTCGACGGGTTTCATTTCTCCAGTTTGCACCGCCTGATCGAACACGGAAAAACGCAGGCACAGCAATTGCCGGTGTTGCACGTGAATTTAACGCAGTCGTCGTCTTCGGAAAATACCGACAATGCGCGTAACGCGATTTTTCGGTTTCAACAGGAGCATGCGTTCGACTTGCTTGGGGGTATTGCGTCCGGCATGTATCGTTCGCGTATGATCCATTTCGACTTTCTCGCACAGAAAATCAACGCACATAAGTTGTCTGTTACCGATAGTTTGTATACCGATGCGTTCAAAGACACAGCTTCATCACATCTGAATACATATCCGTTGTATCCAGAGAACTATGACCGCGAGATTGGCCCGAGTGTACAACAGTTCATGGTGCCGACGAATGTCTGGTCGACCGCGAATACCAGCACACCCGCAGGCCAGAAAGCATTCCAGCAAGAACAATTGATGCACGAATCGATCATCCATCGAAACCGTCAATTGCGCGAACTGCGCCAAATCGAATCGTTGGTGGAATTGCCCGGTCAACCACAAATACGCGCCGGTAGCGTGGTGCGCGTGATATATCCGATGACGAATGCCTTAGCGGGCGCGGATGGTACTGATACGACACAAAGTGTTCGACCAACGGCACGCACGACTGCGCATAGCGGCAATCACATGGTGTCATCGGTACATCACATCATGGTTATTAAAACCCCCGGCGAATTTGACTATCGGATGGCATTGCGCGTCAATAATGACTCGTTAAGTGTACCGATGCGTGGATTATAGTCTCATCGAGAATGTGTAAATAGCAATATGGATGCATCATCATCAGCAATGTCTTACTTCACCGGCATGGATGGGTTCATCTGGTTTGTCGGGATTGTGGAAAAAATTGGCGGCGATCCTCTGCATCTGTTTCGCAGCAAAGTGCGCATTCTCGGATGGCACGAAATGGATACCTCGATTCTGCCTACCGATCATTTGCCGTGGGCGATGCCGCTACTTCCACTGACACACAGTCGCATGCCTATTGATATTCGCGAAGGTGATTGGGTGATTGGATTCTTTCTTGATGCACAGTTAGGTCAGCAACCGATTATCTTTGGGAAGCTACCCGCATATCCGTCAGATAATCAAACAGGTTCTCAAGGTGGAAATAGCTAATCATGGCGATTGCGAATACTGCGAGCACGGCAAATAAGAATGATGGCGGCCGCGATATGCGCACGCCAGCAGAACTGGCGATTGCACCGGATGAACCGGTTTCACGTGAACCCGCGCCACCGACAAAGAAGCTTTCGTTTCTCGACAAAGCCAAACGTGCGCTTGGCACCGTCAGCACGGCCATAAGTCTTGGTGGTGCCTCGATCAATGCGTATAAGAAAACGTTTCAACAAAAAGATCAACTCACCGCACTGAGTACTTCCGTTACGCAGACACTCACATCATTTGATGTCGCGTCGAAGGGTGTGTTGCGAGGCACCATTCCGCAGCAAGATACGATCATTGCAGGATTACAGCAAGCAGCAAATACGTCGGCCACCACGTTTCCTTCCGCAACGGAGATGGTGCAGATCTCGGGCATGCCGCCAGGATTCGTCACGTCGGCTGCACAGTTAGCAGAAGCGGCCGCGGTATTAGCAGAGCGCAAGCGGCAGCTTCAAAATGTACAGCAAAGCCTTGAGAAAAAGAAAAACGATATCACGACAGGCACCGGCGCTCGGGTGCAAGAAAATACCGCTCGTACGACCTATCCCAAGCCATCAGAGATTGGGGCGCCCTCTGTCGCGCCATTAGCGGAGGGCGGCACCGCGGCGGCGAAAGAGCCCGCGTTAGCGGATAAACAAAAATCCGTTTCTGCGGGTAATGCGATTGCGTCTGGCAAACCGAGTTTTTGGAGTCGCTTCAAACAACTAGCAGATTTTTCAAAAGCTCCCGGTTACAACTCGACGTTGAATGTGGTCTTTACGGATAAGTCACGTCAAGCAGGATGGAGTGAACCTGCACCGCCGTATGCCGCACAGTATCCATATAACACCGTCGTGAAAACCTCATCCGGGCACATTGTCGAATACGACAATACGCCCGGTGCAGAGCGTATTCACATTTTTCATCGGTCAGGTTCCTTTATCGAAATGCATCCCAACGGCACCGTGGTCTATAAGTCGTTTGCGGATGGCTATACCGTCACACATGGCAATCAATACGTCAAGGTTGATGGTAGTTGCCACGTCAGTGTGGAAGGTGATGTGACGCTCTATGCAAAGAATAAAGTGGATATTAAGAGTGAAAACGATGTGAGCATTCACACAACGAAAGACTTCAATGTGTTTGCGGAAGGCAACATTGCGCTTCGCTCTAAAAATAAAACCACCGTCGATGGCTCCGTTGTGGATCTTCGATATGTGAAACTGGGTGAGGGTATGCCGGTCGCTCCGGTGCCTGGCGGTGTGGCGCCTCTCGTCGATCTGAAGGCGCTCGCGGTTGACTTTCCATTGTTTGCGCGGGCGATCACTCTAGCTACAGCAGAATATAAAGGTGCGATTGCGAAGAGTGCCGCAGTGATTACCACGAAGATGGGCACAGAACTGGCCGCGGCCGCGGCGCTCGCGACACCTGCGTCACCGTCAGCAGGCACGACAGCGATGGCGACGAAGATTCTGTCTGCGACAAAGGATACCTTGAAGCAGATCGATTTGGTATCACTCGGCGCCGCGGCGTTTCTAAAAGTACTCAACGCGAAATCCGAACCCATTCCCGCAGATCGCGTTCCGAAGACCAGCCCGTTGGCTAATCCGTTGATCTATAACGCCACCACGCAAGCCGCAGTCAATTACCGTGCGGTACAACTTGATACACCTGAAGAAATGCGCGCCACGGATTTATATCAAGCGCATCTCGATACGCGAAAAGCACTAAAGGATGTTGCGAATACCTACATGAATGTGATTGGCGGTGCAGCGTCGCAACCAAACACGAATATTATCGCACCAGCAATACTGCCGTTGGTTGATTTTCTGAACCGCGATACCTATCGTGGTGTATACACATTCACTCCTTCCGCAGTACTTGCGAATACTTCATTCACCGTTGCGGATCTCGTCGATAGTTTATCGCGGGCAGATGTCGCAAATTTCGCGGCGACAGATAGCATTGAACCCAGTGATACAGGCATCACTGTGAATGGTGAGCCTGATGCTACTGCGTCAACCACCTCTACACCAAACACAACATCCGGTGGTGCAGGTGGAGATGTACGTCAACCTAATACCGAACCGTCTATCTAATCATGACTGACTATCAGAACCCGTATGAACCTACGTATGTGCGAACGCAGATCGAAGCGGCATATGCGAAACGTGAACAATACCGTTCCATCATGGAGCAATCGGGATGGCGCGCCAATCCACTTTCAGCGGATGGGCCCTCAGGGCAACCATATTGGTCGGGTCTTCCGACACCACGTGAACTTGATTTTTGGATGGTGCAAATTATCGGGCGTGATAGTGGTTGGGGTGCGTTGTGGACGGATGAAGAATTGGCCACGCGGAATGCAATACCCGGCCCGGCGGCAACCGGATGGTCGCCAACCGATGGGTGGTATTGGGAACAGCGAATCTTATTTCCGTGGCTCTATGCCGTCTCATCGTCTGCGGATGTCACAGATACCTCGACGATAGATACCAGCAGAATTCCACAGACGGTGACGACGGTGGTGCCTGACAAGGCCGCCGTATCTGCTTCGGCATCCGCCGCCGTTGGCATCACTCCGCAACTTGGATTGCTGGAAGACGACATTCTGTATAACCTTGCGTTGCTAGCCACTAACGTGCTGCAACCATTGAAACGAAAATATCCCAACATTGTTATTGTCAGTGGATTTCGTCAAGTCAATACAGGTTTGAGCCAGCACGAAAAGGGTGAAGCCGTTGATCTGCAAGTGCGCAATCAAACGCCAGAACTCTTATATGAGATTGCTGACTACATTGCCAAGTCATTACAGTTTGATCAATTGATTCTGCATTATTGCGACGAACCTGCAATTTCGTGGATCCATGTCTCGTTTTCCGCGACGTCATTGCGACGTCAGGTGTTGACGCGAAACTACGACGATAGTTTTCTCGACGGCGTGCATTTGATTACTCGATTGACCGGTGAAGCGTATGCACAGGCGCAACGAGAATCCGCGGCGCTCTTGACGCGAATCAATGCAGAATTAGAAATCGAAAAAGCACGGCAAAATAAACTCAACCCGCCCGTCACAATTGGGGATGCGTCGCCTACAACTGAAACAACCGGTGGTGATGGTGACGGAGACACTGGCGCGCCGGGTGTGGTGCCGGATGATCGCGGTATCGTGGCCGCACTCTTCGCTGCGACGCGAGATCAGTATAACTTCTCATCAGATGACGACTGCGGCCGGTTCACGGAAGCTGCCCTCGCGGAACTACGCAGCAAGAGCGCGTATGGGTCGCAGTGGGGTCACCTGCGCAAGAATGCGGGTCAAACCCAATACGCAGGGCACGCGACAGACGTACTGGCGTTCCTCGGCCTTCCCGGCGATCCGGAAGGCGTACAATACAACGGAAAGACGGTCACCGCAGTCGATTTCATTGTCGGCGCGGGTTCCGACACAGCATCACCGGGATGGGGCGTCGATATGCCTCGGTACACGAAAAACGATTGGTATTAGACACACTAAATACTCATATCTATGGCCGAGATATCAACCACATTCAACGTCACTCGTCAGTACAAGGATCTGTCACTGACGTTTGCGCGGAATCCCATTACGAGCGATGTTGTGAGTGTGAGTGGTGCGGAAGCGGTGAAACGCTCGTTGCGCTTGCTGCTTTCTGTCGATACGGGCGAAACCCCGTTTTTTCCGGAGTTTGGTACCCGCATCAAGCGGCTATTGTTCGAACCCATTGATCCGATTACTACCGTACTGCTACAGCGTGAGATCGAAACGACGATTCGCTCATTCGAACCTCGGGTGCAGATTCAACAACTGGTAGTGCTTCCGTCGGCAGATGAGCAGCGGTATGAAGTCAATCTGGTCTTCTCAATGGTGAACCAAACCACGCCGGTGACGTTCACTCTGTATCTTTCACGACTGCGATAACCTATGGCTACACCAGCGTCACAAATTCGGATTGCGGAACTCGATTACGATCAGATTCTCCAGAATCTCGTCGAGTTCATGAAAGCGGATCCGGCATTTTCCGATTACGACTTCTCCGGCAGCGGATTGCGGTTGCTATCTCGCGTGCTGGCATACGTGACGTTCTACAACAATTACTATCTCTCATCGGCCGTCAACGAAGCGTTTCTGGATACTGC